CCCACGCCGTTGGATGGCGCGTCTTGTTAGCCTTCTTATCTCCGAAACAAAATACGACTATGATCAAAGAAACCGATATACCAAGAGACTACCGCACAGGGAAAACCAAGCCAGCAAGGAATGTGGCCGAGCTAATCAAACTGCTTAAAGTCCTGCCTCCTAACCTAAAAATCTACCACGGGTTCGGCGACAAGGTGCGGGTCACGGTGACGAGGCTCAACGGTACAAAACTCCGCCTCTCGCTCGATGAAGTCGATTAACTTTCCTTTGGCTAACGCCTAGCTATGCCACCGATGCCAGCCGCCTCACGACTTCCGCTTCCTGCTACCGGCTGCCCGGCTGGCATCGGTTGGCATGAGCGTCTTGTTGTGCCTCTTTTGGGCTGCGACGATGACTGGCAGGTAAATCACCTTCTGCCAGTCTGGCGGGCCACTGCGGCGAATCCACGAATGGGCAGTTGTCACCGGACATCCAAGGATGGCGGTAAGGCGTGTGGCTCCAAGTGCAAGGCAGTCGTCCCATGTCATGCGGAAATCCTACCCCCAAAAATAAAATGCGCAATGCGTAAAATAAATCTTGCAACCGGATACGCATTGCGTATTCTTTGTGCATGTCCAACACCACTACGCTACAACCCGAAACGCTCACAATCGTCGGATACTCGCAAGATGAAGTATGCGCACACTGCGGAAAGGCCCTTATCCATGGAATCCGTTTGGCTGACGGCCGCGTGGTGGGCGCTCAGTGCTTCAACAAGGTGCTCACCCTGCCGCAAGTCTATGGTGGTAAGTCCTACCGCGTGGGCCATGAAAACATCATCCGGTATGCAAAAATCGCCGAACGCTACACCGAGTCAGAAGGAATCAAACGCTTCGGAGTCGGCATCTACCAACGCACATTCAAAGCCGATCTGGCGGTGAAGTGGAAAGACTGAATACAAACGGGGGCCGCGCATCCTACACGCGGAAAACACAATGCCACAACCGAAACTGAAACCGATCGAGGAGCGCGACCCATACGCCGCAATGGTGCTGGATGCGTTTGACCGCATGGAAAGCACAATGCCGAAGGATTGGGTGTGTGACTGCAAAGACAGCGCGATTCGCCGCGTGGATACCGATCACCCGCATCCGGCCATTACCCGCGAAGGATGGTTCTGCATGGGCTGTCTGACTGAATACATCCCGGCAAAAATGCACGGCCATACTTGCGCAGAACTGTATGACGAGCAACAGGCGCATGGTCTTACCAAGGGGCGCGCATTCCAAATGCAACCCGCACCGGATAGACGACGACAAACCCCGCAGCGGGGCAATCAAAGCCTTTGCGCGGGAGTTTGACAGCGGACAATCGGACCGGGCGAAGCAATGGCGGCAAGCTGTCAATTGGATGATTAAAGCCGTTTGGGAAGGCGAAAGGATTATATTGTATTGCCATTGCAAACCCAAGGCTTGCCATTGCGACGTTTTACAAAAAAGAGTGTTAGAAAAAGCCATTTACCAAACCCCTAGTTATTACGATATATGAAACCGGAAGATTGCGCAAAATCAGGAAAGGACAAATACGAGTTGCGTCGTATTAAATATAACTTACGAAACGTTGAACGGATGAAAGCAAGGGTGAAGGCTGGTCTTTGCCGTGATTGTGGTAAATGCAAACCCGTTCAAGAAAAAACAGTTTGTGAAAAATGCGCAAAGAAAAGATATAAAAATAGTAAAATCGCAGCGACGAGAAACAAGGCTAAAATGTGTTGTCATTCATGCAGACAACCTACCAATGGAAAAACGCTTTGCCAATCATGCCATGACAACCAAATTGTTAGAATGAGGGACGCTCGTAAGCGAAATAAAATTTTAATATATAATCATTTCGGCGGGAAATGTGAGCATTGCGGAGAAACGGACATTCGCGTAATGACTTTGGATCACGTTGACAATGACGGTGCAATTGATAAAAAGAGCGACAGCGGCAAGAAACAAATTACGACAGCGTGGTATGTGAAACTTGTAAGACTCATAAATTCTAACAAATCTTTTCCGCGCAAGCTTCAAATGCTTTGCTATAATTGCCATTTCAAAAAAGACCTTTCCCCATGGTGGACATGAAACTTTCTCCAGATTTTAACAAGTCGGGTTGTGAATACTCGGAACAGGTTAGCTTATTTCAATGGCTAAATCTACCAGAAACCCGGCGCACCATGCCGGACCTTTACAACCCCCACACGAAACGCCCAAAGCTTTTTGCAACGCATCAGAATTTCAACGATCGAGTTAAAGGAGCAAGGGCGAAAGCTGCGGGGATACAATCCGGCGTTGCCGATTTGTTCCTACCCCTAGCCCGGCAAGGTTGCTTTGGGTTGTTTGTGGAAATGAAGATTGACCCCGCGCACCCGGAAAACGCCAAGCGGAAGCGTAAGGGGCGTTTAAGCGATGAACAGCGGGCATTTGCCGCGCAAGTCCGGGAAGATGGGTATGGACACGCTACCGCGGAAGGATGGCGGGAAGCTGCGGAAATCATCCGGCAATATATGGCGAAACCGGGGGAGTGAAAATAAATATATTTTTTTTCTTGCCAACCCCACCACAACCCCACAAGCTACGCACGCCATGAAACGTAAAAAGGAATCGGTATTTGCGAAAATCGAACGGGAACAAAAGGAGCTTGATGAACTATTGAAACACGCTGGTTTGTGTTTTAAGACGTATCCACCGCCTTCTGTTCCTAATTCAAAATTGAAAAAATGGACTCCGTTGGATTGGTTTAAGTATATTAAAAACGCATGACAACATCACCACCTAAAAATTGGCAGCTTTACAAGCGCGATCTTAAAACTAACAGGATCACAAAAGCACATGCGGATTGGCCAGCGATGACCGAAGATGAAACAAATAGTTGCTTGAAAGCGTATGAGGGGACCTACCAGCATTACTTCCATCATTTCGCTTCCCCTGTTGTGGAAGCATGGGAGACCGAAACCGCTTGACCCCTCCCGCCCCGCCGTGCTAACGGTTGCCGCAACATGGCGACCGGAACGGCAAGACCGGGGAACCGCAAAGGAACCAAAAAGAAAGCGGACCCCGCAAAAAAGCGGAAGGCGCGGGGAAGCTCCCCCGCGTCCCAATCGCTATTGCTGCAAAAGGTTCTAACAGAAAACCCGACAATCACAAGCGATGAATACGCGATAAAATTTCAGATTCCAATTGATGAAGTTGCGCGGTATCGGGCTTTCGTGCATACCTATGTGATTGACTTCAACGCCAAGAAAGCGGCAATCCGCTTGGGGTTTCCAGACGAAACCGCGTATGATACCGGGCTGATATATTTAGGCAATGCTTTCGTTCAATTGCTTCTATCAGAAATCCAAAAAGCTGCGGGGCTTGAATCTGTAGTCACCATTGGGCAGGTTGCAAGCAAGGCTTGGGAGGAAGCTAACAGAATGGATACGGTGCGCGATGGTTGCGCCATGACGAATTCAAGCACGCGACTTGCCGCCTTGAATCTGTTAGCAAAACTGTTAGGCGCGATGAATCCGAAACCCGCCGCGCCCGTTGGCGATGAACTCCCCCGCGTCATGTATGTTCCGGTTCAAATGTCGGCGGATGAATGGGGGCGGGTTGCTGTTAGTTCACAAAGGAAATTAAAGGAATCAACCACGATTGACATATGAATGGGGAAAGCGTGCAAGGTAGCTGCGATTTTTTCTATCAAGCAAGCGATTTGCTAACAGAAAGCGATACGCCCCATATATTGCTTGCCGGATTGTCCGGGCATTCTTTCAAGTTGAAATCGTGGAACGTCACCCGCGAAAGTCTCCCTTGGTTCAAAGCTGAAATGTTAGATTTCCTTGAACAGTTAGAAAGGGAGTTGCCGGAATGAACTTCGCAGCGCAAGAAGAAGCTCCCACGCATAGCGTTGTATGGCAACCCATCCCCGGAAGTCAAAGCCTAGCCGTTTCCTGTCCCTGCCATGAAGTCTTGTATGATGGATCACGCGGGCCGGGAAAGTCCGATGCCCAATTGATGCGGTTCCGCTCCCTTGTGGGGTTAGGCTATGGCAAGCACTTGCGCGGGCTTGTGTTAGATCGTGAGTATAAAAACCTTGATGACCTTATAGCAAAATCAGAAAAGCACTTCCTTTCGTTTGGCGACGGTGCGAAACTCTTACGCTCTAAAGGGGATTTGAAATGGATCTGGAAAAGCGGCGAAGAGTTGTTATTTCGACAAATCAAGCGCGAAGCTGATTATATGAATTTTCACGGGCAGGAGTTTCCTTTCATTGGATGGAATGAGTTAACCAAATACCCTAACAGAAAATTATATGATTTAATGAAGTCTTGCAACCGTTCCGGCTTTCTCCCGGAGGTTCACACGCCCCGCAACCTTGACGGATCATACCGAACGAAAGACGGAAACCCGCTGCCGCCTATCCCTTTGCAGATTTTCGCAACAACGAATCCTTGGGGTCCGGGGCATGCTTGGGTAAAGGATCAATTTGTGGACGTTGGCGAACCCGGACAAGTTGTTAGAAATACAACAGTTGTATTCAACCCTCAAACGAAAAAGCGGGAACCCGTTACGCGAACACAAGTTAGAATTTTCGGAACGTATAAAGAAAACATATATCTTGATCCTGTTTATATTGCATCCCTCGAAAACGAAACGGACCCGGAACGGCGCAAGGCTTGGTTATTAGGCGATTGGAATATACGGGCAGGGGGTATGTTTAATGATATTTACAAGGAGAGCGTTCATGTCATTGATGATTTCACGATTCCTAAAAATTGGCGAGTGGATAGGGCTTTTGACTGGGGTTCATCACATCCCTTTTCTGTTGGATGGTATGCGGAAGCTAACGGCGAAACTGTTATATTAAACAACGGGCAGCGATTCACACCCCGGCGAGGTTCCATCATTCGTTTCCACGAATGGTATGGATCAACTGGGGGCGTGAATGACGGGTTGCGTATGTCCGGCCCGGAAATTGCCGAAGGGATACTAGAGCGGGAAATGAAGTTGCTTTCTAACAAAGTTATATCGAAAATACCGGAAGCCGGACCCGCAGACCCTTCAATCTATGCTGTTAGGGAAAAAGATGTTGCCAGCATAGGCAAAAAGATGGAAGCCGAAGGGGTTGCTTGGTTGCGCGGCGATCACTCAAACGGGGCGCGGGTGAACGGTTGGCAACTTGTTAGGGACATGCTCACGAATTCCGTTAGGGGGGAGGGTCCGGGTTTATACTTTACAAAATCCTGCCGATATGCAAGGAAGTTCATACCAGACACGCCCCGCGATGAAGAAAACCAAGATGATGTTGATACAGATACGGAAGATCACTTGCAAGATGAATTGCGGTATCGCGTGTTAGATGGTTCCAAAAGATATAACATTTCTCTAACAACTAAATTCGCAAAATAATGGCTATCGACTCAAAACATCCGCATTATATCGAATACGAAAAGGATTGGGAACAGATTGCCGATTGCCTAGCGGGACAGCGGCGAATCAAGAAACGGAAAACCGTTTATTTGCCGCAACCTAACAGCGAAGATACAACCCCGGAAAATTCCGCCCGATACGATGCTTATTTGAAACGGGCGGTTTTCCACAATGTTACCGGACGCACGGTTTCTAACATGGTCGGGCAATGTTTCGCCATTGATCCAATTTTTACCGGGCCGGAAGCAATGGCGGATTGGTTGGAGGATATTGACGGGGCGGGCGTATCTGCTTCACAGCAAGCCAAGAAAGCCCTTGCGCACGTTGTAGCCTTTTCGCGGGCATTCCTTTGGGTTGACTACCCGCGCACAAATGGAGTTGTGTCTGTAGCGCAAGCGGAGCAAGAGGGAATCCGACCGCGCTTTCAACTCGCAACCGCTTCCCAAGTCTTGAATTGGCGGGTTAAATTGGAAGGCGCGAAATCGAAGCTTTCCCTTGTGGTAATCAAGGAACCTTTTTGGAGGGAAGAGAAAGATGGGTTTGAACTGTTAGAGGAAAGTCAATATCGCGTATTGCGTCTAACAGATGGAAAATATATTCAAGAAATCCACAAGCCCGTATCTGGCGGATGGGAAATCGAAACTTTGAACCCGGTTGACGGTAGCGGGCAACCGTTCAACGAAATTCCCGGTTGTTTCATTGGCGCGGAATCTAACAACGCGGAACTTGAAAAACCTTTGATGCTTGATATATCAAATTTGAATATCGCGCATTACCGTAATTCCGCAGACTATGAGGAAATGAATTACATGGTCGGGCAACCTACGCCATATATAACAGGTTTGACGGATTCATGGGTTGAAAAGCAATTGAAAGGCGGGATCATGTTAGGTTCCCGCGCTTGCATTCCGTTGCCGGAAGGCGGAAGCGCGGGGCTGTTGCAAGTTGCGTCTAACACCCTGTTAGGGGAAGCGATGAAGCAAAAAGAAGAGTTGATGCAAGCACTAGGTGCAAGGCTTGTCGAAAAGCGGGAGGTAAGGCAAACGGCGACGGAAGCCGGAATAAATGAAGCTTCCGAAACTTCTATTCTTGCGAGTTGTTGCAAGAATGTTTCCGCAGCTTACGCAATGGCGTTTCGTTGGGCCGCGCAATTTGCTAATATATCAATTCCAGAAACAAAAGACGCTGTGTTATATGAACTCAATACTGATTTCGCGGTTGCTCGTATGTCTCCTGAGGAAGCGCAAGGCGTTCTTTCGATCTATCAAGCAAACCTGATTACTTTCGAGGAAGCACGCGACAAGCTTGTTTCTGGGGGTTGGGCGTATCTATCAGATGAAGATGCAAAAGATCAACTTGAACAGCAAGCGGATGAAGAGTTTCAGAAAGCCAAGGCGGAACTTGAAACGCAAACCAATGAAGCGGTTAGACTTCAAGCGGCGAAGCAAACCCCACCGGGAGAAAAGCCCGGCGAACCCGTCTAACAAATGGCAAGCCCGGAAGATATAGCAACACGGCAAGCCGTTTATTTGGAACGGTTGAAAGCCGGATATGTTAGAAGCTACGCAAGCACGCATGCAAGCTTGCGGGAGCGGGTCCGGGTCGTTCTACAGTCTCTTGATATATCAGCAATGCAAGACCTGTCCCGGCGCGAATTGGAAAAGGTTCTTTTCGGCTTGCGTGCGTCCATGATGGAAATTGCCGCACCCGCTCTAACAGAATTCCTTGAAACCAAGATGCCGGAACTTGCGAACCTTTGGGCAGCGTTGGAAGTGTCCACATTGGCGGCGAATATAGCGGGCAACCCGGTATTTGCCGCGCCTACGGCAAAACTCGCTTATCAAGCCGCGCTTACTAGCCCCGTGCAAGCGACAGGGGAGCTTTTGGCGGGGTTTGTGGGGGATTGGGCAGCAAGTGACGCGGTGCGGGTTTCAAACGTCGTGCGGAACGGTTGGGCGCAAAGTAAGACCTTGCAAGAAATGGTGCGGGAGGTTGTGGGAACCAAAAAGGCGAATTACGCGGACGGCATCCTTGATATATCGCGCCGCCATGCGTCAACCGTGATCCACACGGCAACGCAACACACAGCAAACGCCGCCAAGATGAAAGTTTGGGAGGACAATTCAGATATAATAAAAAAATATAAATGGATTTCCACGCTTGACCGTCGCACCACAACACAATGTAAATCTTTAGACGGGCGGGAGTTTGAAGCAGGCAAGGGGCCGATGCCACCGATTCATCCGAACTGTCGAAGTATAACAATCGCAGTATTGCCGAAAGGGTTGGAGTGGTTAGATGAAGGAGCAACCCGCGCAAGTTCCGGCCCGACAGCGGGGGACGCGAAAGCGGATGAAAATTATTACGATTGGTTAAAACGACAACCCGCAGATTTCCAAGATACTGCTTTGGGTAATACCCGCGCAAAGCTTTTCCGCGATGGAGGCTTGACCCCGGATAAGTTTGCTGAATTGAATCTATCTCGAAACTTTCAACCTCTAACAATTGCGGAGATGCGGGATATAATGCCCGATGCTTTCAAGCGTGCGGGGTTGTGATATAACACAAAACCAAGGAACCAAAACAAATGAAAATCGACAAAACCACATTCGACTTGCTGCCCGACAGCTTGAAATCAGCGTTCAAACCTACCGCAGAAAATCCGTTAGAGTATTCTAACGGGGAGGAATCGGTTGACGGTTTG